GAATTAAAAAAAAAATATATTATTCATGCCGAAATGAATTGTATATATCATGCTACTTTAAATGGCATATCATTAGAAGACTCTACATTATTTGTATATGGTTTAGAAGTTTGCCATGAATGCGCTAAAGGTATTATTCAGGTTGGTATAAAAGAAGTTGTAACATATTCACCAAATCTACCTAAACATAAATGGATAGAAAGTTTTAAAGCAACACAAAAACTATTTAAAGAAAGTAATATTAATTATATTAAACTCAGCCATAATAAATATTCAATATAATCTAACAATTAGTTATAAATATCTGTTATAATCAATTATAGATATATTTTAAATTTATGGCCAATAAATTCGACAGCACAAATTACCCAACAACGGAGCCGGCTGAATTACAGCTTGGTGATTTCTGGGCATGGAAAAAAACCGATCTTTCAGATGATTATCCCGTTGCTGATTATTCGTTTTCATATGAATTTAATATTATTGATGGAGCAACAGCTATAAATTTTACTTTAAGCGCTAGCGAGTCAAATAACGAATATATTATTCAAACAACAGATACATCTTCATACACAAAAGGAGAATATAACTGGGTTTCTTATATTACAAGAACCAGTGACTCTGCAAGAATTAAAATAAGCGAAGGTTTTACAGAAATACAAGATAATTACGCTGCTACAACCGCTTCTGTACGAAGCCATGCAAAAAAAGTATTAGATGCAATTGAGGCGGTTATTGAAAATAGAGCCACGATGGATCAGAGTTCTATGTCAATTGCAGGGAGGTCATTATCAAGACTGACAATTGATGAATTGTTAACATTTAAAAATACATATAAAGCAGAGTATTTAAAAGAAATTAAAAAAGCAAGATTAAAAAATAACAAAGCTTCAGGCAATTCAATTAAGGCGAGGTTTTAACTATGGCCTGGTATAACAGATTCACAAACAAAAAAAAATTAAAAAAAGTATCCTCTACTCGTAGATATGCTGGTGCAAATACCGGCAGACTATTTGCAGACTTTCAAGCTGCGAATACTTCAGCTGATTCTGAAATAAAAGATCAATTAAGAATTTTAAGAGATCGCAGCAGAGATTTAGCAAGAAATGATTCGTATGTTACCAGGTATTTAAATTTAATGATAAGTAATATCATTGGAGCAAATGGTATTAGGCTAAGCGTTAAAGCAAGAAACCCTAAAGGCGATTTAGACATATTAGGCAATCAAACTATTGAGCGTGAATTTAAAAATTGGGCAAAAATGGGGAATTGCACGCTTAATGGCAGGCAATCATTTTTAGATTGTCAAAAATTATTTGTAGAAGCGTTAATGCGAGACGGAGAAGTTTTAATAAGACACGCTACGCCAACTGATACTAAATACAAATATAAAATTCAATTTCTTGAAGCTGATCATTTAGATGAGCAGAAAAACGGAGTTAACTCAAAAACTAAAAATAAAATTAAAATGGGCGTAGAGGTAGACAAGTTTGATAAGCCTGTTGCATATTATTTATTTAAAAATCATCCGTACGATAATACGTATCAGTCGCCTAAAGAGCACATAAGAGTTCCGGCTGAAGAAATAATACATGCTTACATGCCAACACGAGCAGAACAGACCAGAGGAGTCCCTATGACTGCTTCTGCTATGCCCCAGATAAAAATGCTTAATGGCTATATGGAAGCTGAAATTACAGCGGCTCGCGTTTCAGCAGCCAAAATGGGATTCTTTACAAGCCCGGACGGTGATGGCTATATAGGCGAAGGTTACGAAGATGAGTACACACCTATTATGGAAGCATCTGCTGGCAGCTTTGAGCAGTTACCAGCCGGTATGGATTTTAAAAGTTTTGATCCCGATCATCCGGCTACAGCTTTTGGCCCGTTTACAACCCAGGTATTAAGAGGAATAGCTTCGGGGTTAAATATTTCATATCACGCATTAACAAATGATTTAAGCTCTGTAAATTATAGTTCTTTAAGAGCAGGTGCTTTAGAAGACCGAGAAATGTATAAGCTATATCAAAGATTTGTAGTTGATCACTTTATGCGGCCTGTGTTTGAAAAGTGGCTCGAAATGGCTATTTCAAGTGGGGCTATTATGATGGGAGACGAAGCAAGCGGGCCATTACCAATGGGTAAATATGAAAAATTTGCAAATAATACAATTTTTATTGGCAGATCATTCCAGTGGGTAGACCCACAAAAGGAAATGAATGCATCAATAAGCGGTATGCAAGCCGGCCTGGTAACATATCAAGATGTTCAATCTAATTATGGGCGTGATGTTGAAGAGCTGTACGAACAGCACGAAAGAGAACAAAAACTTGCTGAGCAGTACGGGATTAAAACAGCATTCCAGCCATTTGGAATAAAAATGCCAATTGAACCCGAAATTAAAGGAGGGTCAAATAATGACGATACCGAATAAAGGTATGAAAGAAGATGCTCAAAGAGCATTAGACTGGCGTAAGGAATTTGGTAGAGGCGGAACACGTATTGGCGTTACACGAGCAAATCAAATTGTTAACGGTGTTGACTTGTCCGACAGCACAATCAAAAGAATGTATAGTTATTTTTCAAGACATGAGGTTGATAAAAAAGCACAAGGATTTCGACCTGGTGAAGAGGGCTTTCCTAGCAATGGCAGAATCGCCTGGGGCTTATGGGGCGGCGACGCAGGTTATAGCTGGTCAAGAAAATTAGTTAATCAAATGAAAAATGAAAAAAGTTTTGACCTTAATGGGTCGGAAAAACATCCTTTATTAACAAACCTAAAGGAGGAATCTATGTTAAAAGAAGATAGACATATCCTTAATGTGACTGAAACAGATAGCACAGTTGTGGTTGAGTTTGAGAAGCATAAGGATGTAAAACAAGAAGATGATGCTATTGAATTAGAAGCATCTTCAGATCAAGACGAAGATAACCGCGATATTGATTTTTCTATAAATTATAGAACAATTGATTTATCAAAAGCATCTTATATTGATGAAGAAAAAAGACTTGTTCGAATTGGCGTAAGCTCTGAAGAACCGGTTGAACGCTCATTTGGCTTAGAAGTTTTAAGTCATGAGCAAAAAGATATAGATATGCAATTTATATCTTCAGGTAGGGCTCCATTTTTGTTAGATCATGATATGACTAAACAGATTGGAGTTATAGAAGAATTTAAACTTGATGAGACTGCTAAAAAGACAATAGCAGTAGTAAGATTGGGAAGATCAGCTCTTGCTCAAGAAGTTTTTCAGGATATTCAAGACGGTATTCGAATGAATATAAGTGTTGGGTATAGAGTAAATAAATTAGAACGAGATAACAACGGTGATGAAGACTACTACCGCGCAGCCTGGACTCCAATGGAGGTATCCAGCGTTTCTGTGCCGGCAGACCAGTCGCGACTTGTTGGTGTTGGTCGTTCTGCTAACTTAAAAAAAGGTATCATTATGACAGAAGAAAAAAAACAAGATATTAATCTTGACGAAGTCAGAAGCCAGACTCTTGAGGAAGCTAAAGCTGAATTCAAAAGAAATTCGAAAGAAATTATTGATTTAGCTGTTAAGCATAACAAAAGAGACTTAGCTGACGACGCTATTAGAAACGGTGTTTCAGTAGAAGAATTTAGAGGGGCATTGCTAAATGAAATTTGCAATGATAAACCTTTAGATACTGCTGAAATCGGTATGAGCAAAGAAGAAGTAAGAGAATTCTCTTTAGTTAGAGCAATTAATGCACTAGCAAATCCTTCAGATAGAAAAGCTCAAGAGGCTGCTAGGTTTGAATTTGAATGTTCAGACGAAGCTGCTAGACAATATGGTAAAACAGCTCAGGGCATTATGCTTCCTGCAGAAGTTTTAGGCAGCTGGAGCAAAAGAACAATTAACACATCAGATGATTCAACTCTTATATCAGAAGATTACAGAGGCGGAGATTTTATTGATGTATTAAGAAATTCTTCATCAGTAATGCAAGCCGGAGCAACTATGTTACGCGGATTGCAAGGGAATGTTGTTATTCCAAAGAAATCAGCTGCTTCATCAGCTAATTGGATTTCACCAGAAAATAACCCCGCAACTGAAAGTGAATTTACTTCAGGGTCAGTTACTATGTCTCCTAAAGTAATTGGTGCGTTTACAGACGCTTCAAGACTTATGCTTCAGCAATCATCTTTAGATATTGAAAGCTTAATTAGAAATGATTTAAGTGCTTCAATAGCTACTGCTATTGATTTAGGTGCTTTGGCTGGTTCAGGTTCAAGCGGTCAGCCTACAGGTATTGCTAATACTTCAGGTATTAACACTACTACTTTTGCTGCTGCTGTTCCAACATTTGCAGAACTTGTAGCTATGGAATCAGCAGTGGCTGATGACAACGCTTTAACAGGCTCATTAAAATACATTGCTAGACCTTCAGATTGGGGCAACCTAAAAACTGTAGATAAAGCGAGCGGATTTGGTCAAATGATCGTAGGTCCTGATGGAAACATTAATGGCTATGATGTTGTAAGATCAAAACAAGTAGCTGTTGGTGATTACTACTTTGGTAATTTTGCAGACTTATTAATTGGTATGTATGGCGGATTAGATATAACTGTTGATCCTTATGCACTTTCAACTACCGGCGGAGTAAGAATTGTTGCTCTGCAAACTGTTGACGTGGCTGTAAGACACGCAGTATCTTTCTGTAAATCAAGCGACTAATTAGTTAATGCTTAAATGGAATGGGGGTAGTAATACCCCCAACTTAAATATGAAAAAATACTTAATAACAAGCGATACAATCGCAAACGGTAAAAAAGTAAATGCAGGCGATGTTGTTGAATTGCCACAAAATATAGGCCATGAACTTTGCGGATATAATAAAGCTGAAGTGTATATTGAAAAACCTAAAGCTAAAAAAGCAGATAGAAGTGTTGGGTTAGAAAAATCTGAAACTAAAGCAGTAAAGAAAAGAGCTAAAAAATAATGCCTATTGAGAGTTCAGCAGATTTTAACTCTTATGTTGACCCTAACGCTCATGGAGTGTCTGCTACATTCTTTGAAACCCAAACAACTTTATGGGATGCAAGAACAGGTTTTATAGACACTTGGTTTGATATAGATACTGGGGATGCTTACCCGATAAACATTATTATAGATCAAGAATACT